TTATTACCGCCACCTAAATCAAGATTACCTAAACCGTTTTCAAATGCTTTAGTATTTAATAAATTATTAGCCCCTTGTGTAGCAAATAACCTATATTGATTTAATGCCCCTGAAGCATTATTAATTTGCCCTGTCAAAGCCGCATAAGAAGCAGAATTTTTATTTATTGAACCATCTAATTCATCAGATGCAGATTTGCTTTCTAGGAATTTTTGGGCAAGAAAACCTAATCCCACTATTAATGCGCCTATGCCTGTAGAAACTAATGCAAATTTTAATGCTGTTAATGCAACTGTAGCCGCACCCGTAGTAGTTGCCACTGCAGTCATTCCTGTCGCCATAGCAGTAGATGCTGTAGCAGTTGCCGCTTTAATTGGTATTAATAATGATAAAGCTATTTTTAAATTAGCAATAAATGTTAGTAAAGGTGCGCCTATTGCTACTATTGCTAAAAAACCTAATTCTATGTTTTGAATTGCTTTAGGCTGTTTTGAAAAGGCATCTAATAAATCTATGAAGAAGTTAATAGCCTTTTCCACAAAAGGTAATATTTTTGTGCCTATTGTTTCCTTTAAATTGGCTAATGCCGTATCAAATTTTTGGGTAGAAGTAACATTCTTTTCTGCCGCATCACCGTATGCTTTCTGCGCTTCCCTAATTAAAAGATTTAATGCTGTTTGAACATCACCCTGTTTAACTAATGCTTCTGCCTGTAAATAAGTCTTTTGTGTTAGATCAGGGAAAATAGTGGCAAGTTCTTTGACTGTTACTTTTCCATCTATAAAGGCTTTACCTAATTTTGATACTACTGCTTCTGCACTTATTGCCCCTGCAGTGAAGGCTTCTACATCAAATGCTACATTTACTAATTCTGCAGATAAAAACCTAGCACTTTCAGGAAGTCTTGCACCTAATTGTGTGGCTAATGCAATTATTTCATCATTATCTACCGCTATCGCTTTACCAAAATTATCTGCATCTGTAGTTATCTTCTGTAAGGCTAAACTTCCTTCGCCAAATGTAGTAATGGCATTACGCATTGTTTCAGCCGCTTCTCTAGCTTCATCAATACCTTGCTTTAAAAATGTCGTACCTTTTTGTAAAACAAATGCGGATGCGGCTGCAAATGCAGTAGCGGTCAAACCTTTTAATTGCTTATCTACGCTACCTAATTGTTCATTAGCAACGCTTACGCCTTCCCTTAATTTTTTGGTTTCTGCAACTATATCTATCGTTATTTGTTGCGCCATGATTATCTTTTCCTGTTAATTTCTTTGACTAATGCCGCATAATCACGCATTTCCATATTCCAGAAATCGTTAGGTGTGTAACCTGTATGCAGGCAGAATTTAGCCATGATACTTAGGGTGTAACTACTTCTTTTGGGTTTAGTAAAACACCTGCCAATTCAGAAAGTTCTTTTATAGTCATTTGTTCAGCATCTTTTAGGGTTAAATCAGTCTTTTTTCTTTTAGCCATTAAATATTGCATGGCAAATGCTAGTTTTGCCTTAGATGCGTTTTCAGTCCATTCATCCATAGGCACACCTACATAATCTTCTATTTCAGCTAGTTCTACCCATTTTAAATTTTGCATAAAATCATTTTCCATTTAATTTAACCCATTCTTTCTTATAATGTCTTTAATATTGTTTTCATATCTTTGTTTGATTTCATCTCTTAGTTCTGCTGCCGCTTTTGTTATGTATGGTTGCGCTTTAATCCTTCTTTTAGCCCATCCATATTCAATAACACCTGCGTAGGGAACATTTGCGTTACCTGCAGAAACCCTTACCTTATTTTTATCTCTTACACCTTTTATAGAACCTGCTAATGCACCTGTTCTTCTAGGTGCTAAGGTGGCGGCACGATCTGCAACAGTTTTCGCTATTGCTAAATTCGCTTCAGTTAATTCAGAAAAATCAAAACCTATAGAAGTTAATAACTTATTAAGTTCTGCTATTCCTTTTACCTGTATTGCCGCCGCCATAACTATTACGCTGTGACCCTTGTAGGTTCTGTACCTATAAGTAGATCAAGTCTTGTACTAAATACAAATGTTTGATCTGCCTGACCACCGATAGGTGGCTTACCTTTAATTTCACATGTTCCTGTGAAGTGTGGCTGTGATGCAGTTGCGGTAGCGTTTCCATGTGGCTTAAAAACAAAGTTCACTGCACTGTTATCGTTATCCCATAGGAAATCCCATAGTGAACTAGTGTCTGTACTTTGTATTCCATCTATTTCAAAAAACCACTGCTTAGGTGGTGTAATGTCATTAAATGTTCTGACTTCGCCATCTGCATCTTCGTTTGTTAAAACTACTGAAGAAGCATCTACTGCGTAATCATTACCATCTAATGTTAGAACAAGGTTTCTACCTTTAATTCTTGTGCTTGTTGGCATTTTTCTTTCTCCTAAATTGTTATTTGTGTAGTCAGTGACATTCTTGTAGCTAGATAATCAGCATTATTCACATTTAAAGTAAATGGCTGATCTACGCTATCAATTCGCCAAAAGGCAGGTATTGAACCTATGGCACTGACTATAAGATCATCTAAATCTTCTGTAGCCTTTTCATTACTTTTAGTTTGTGTAATTAAAGTAATCGTAAGACCTATTCCAAATGATGCGAATGTATCGCCTTGCGAAACATAGTTTGTATCAGGTGAAATAATTGCTAAGGGTGGTGTTATGCGTGGTGGAATGTAATATTCTGCATTTATGCCATCTGCTTCTAATTCATTTTTAAGGTCTATTCGTGTCTGTGTAATTATGTTGGTCATAAGTAAGGCACAAACCTTCTTAATAATGAATAAACAGGTGTCATAGGGTCTCTTGCTATTCGCACAGGTTGCCCATCAAATGCTGAAAATTGTGCTATTCCATTAGGTGCTGATCTGCGGTGGTAAAGTTCTGAACCACATTCCAGATAAGCCCTTTCCATTACTGCAGTAGGTACATCATTTGCATCTGCAAAATTATTAACTAATAATTTAGCTTCATCAAAACAGTCTGACACAAAAGCATCATCTGTAGTAGTTGAACCTACATAACTTTTTAAATCGGTAAATGTAATTGGCATAACTTCCCCTTATTTATTTAATTAAAATGTAATGCGACCAATACCATTAACATTGTTTAATGCAGTAGCCATGTATCCATAGACTGCGAATGTTTGTGTTAATTGGCTGACATTTTCATCTGAAATTCTGAATGGTGCGCCTGCACTTTCATAATTTGTTATTGCTTCGCTTGAACATAGGTAAGCCTTATCATCTGCAAGGTTTACATCTACGATTACAGGAAGACCAAATAGTGTTCCTTGTAATCTTGGAATGTTTGCGCTTCCAATATTGTTAGAAGGGTTATCTGCCGCAAATACAGGGCGTTGAACACCATCTACTAGACCTACTAGGTCTTTAAATACATCCTTTGATAAAAGAATAAAGTTAGCGGTTAAGCCGCCTGCAGAATAAATATGTCCTGCAAGGTCTGCTACTGCAGATAACCATGCTGTCGCTGTACCTGCTGCTGCAGATGCGTTTCCATAGGAAGCATCATTTGCAGTTAATACTGCTAGACATTCTTGATCTGTTCTTTTTGCATAGCCAATAGCCTGCATACGGAATAGGGCTTCTAAGTATGAAGGGTCTGATCTTTCTGCTACTTGGCGTGAAACTTGGTTATATCCGCCAATAGTTTTAATTGATGCAGAACCTTGTGTAACTGTAAATTCTGTATTGCTTAGATCAGTTCCTTCAGTTGCTTGTACTGTGCTAGTTGCACCTTGTACGCCTACCTGTGGGAAAAATACTGAAACACCTGAAGGTGGCATTTGTGCTGTACTAAATGCGGCTACTGCAGGTCTTCCTAAATCTACGATCTTTTTAATATCTGAAACGAAATTTTGCTGACTTGTAAGTCCTGCAATATCTCCTACAGTAGTTAATGCACGATACATTTCTTGTGCATCTGCATCACCATTAACGATACCTTTAATGTATTCGCCATAGGTTCTAATTTTTGGTACTAAAATAGTTGAAGTTTTAGGTGTTTCTAAAACTGCTACCCTGCGTGATAATTCATCTACTGCAGGTGTTAGG